GCCTGGCGATCTGGCCTTCCAACTCTCTTATTTTTTGCTCATAGAAGCTGTTGCCCTGGTCCCTTATGATCTCGATGCTCTCTTCGCCATAAATCTGGGTTTTCTTCAGGTGGGCGATATCGTTGTAAACCGTCTTAACCGGCTTTCCCATCTGGTGTGCAATCTCCGGGGGTTCTGCTCCCTTAAGCATAAACCGCAGGACGGTGAGGCGCCTGTGCCTCATCTCGTCGTTGCTTCCCAGGGCCTGGTAGTTCAACATTTGGCCGGTGTCCCCCTGGTCACTCTGGGGATCAGCTCGTATGTGTGGCCGTCCACTGTGGTTAATAAAACGGCTTCCCCTTCGTAGTCCACGGTCGGTTCAATAAATGAAACGTGGGCCTCTACCATGCTGTTTCCGGCTACTTCCAGTGATATGCTGGTTATTCCCTTCTGCTGGTCGCCGTTTATTCTGACGCTGGTGTCCTTGCCTGTTCCCCGGCTGTGGATTTCAAGGTGTGGCAGGGTCATGTCTGGCTCACCGTCCATGTCCCTTCGTTATCAGTTTCTATACCAGACCACTGCTCTTCGTTACCGTTTTCGTTACCAGGTCCCTGGTCTTTGTTACCAGGTCCGGGCTGTAAAGGCTCCGGGTCGGCTAGGTTGTTGTTGGGGTTCGGGATCCTGACGGCTTCCTTGCCTGTGGCCTCTTCCCAGCGCTTCACGGCTACGTCGACGTACTTCGGGTCGAGCTCCATGCCGTAACAAATGCGGCCGAGCTGGTCCGCTGCCATCGTGGTGCTGCCTGAACCGTGGAAAAAGTCGACGACAATGTCGTTTAGTTCGCTGCTGTTCTTTATGGCCCTGCCCACCAGCTCTATGGGCTTCATGGTGGGGTGATCTACGTTCCTGCCTGGTTTGGCCACGTCCCAGACGTCGCTCTCGCTCCTGGTGATGAGGTGGCGTACTTCGTGGCCTTCCTTCCATCCGTATAATATCGGCTGGAAGTCCGGGTTTAACTCTTCCTGCTCGGCCCATCCGTACACGATCGGCTCAAACTTCGGGTGGTAGTCCTTCCTGGAGAGGACGAAGTTGCTTTTATTCCAGATGATGGTGCTGCTCCAATGGCCCCCGGCTTCCTCGAATGCGCCCATAACGGTGGCCCATTCCTTGCAGCTCATGCAAATATAGACGGGTCCCCGGTTGACTGCGAATATCGAGGCGATAACCTTGTCTAAAAATCGCTTGAAGTCGGCCCTGCTCATGTTGTCGTTCATGATGGTGTTGTTCTTCAGGCCGCTCTTGGGGGCTTGCTTCCTGGGGCTTCCGTTCTTCTGGTCGTAGTTCACGTTGTATGGTGGATCTGTGAAGCAGAGCTTTGCTTCCTTGCCGTTCATCAATGTGGCCACGTCCCTGGGGTTGGTGCTGTCTCCGCAGAGTAGGCGGTGGTTGCCTAATAGCCAAAGGTCGCCCCTCTGGGTCACTGGCTCTTCTATGGCCTGGTATTCTGCAGGGGCGTCGTAGCTCTCGTCTTCCCAGGTGTCACCGCCGTCTGGCATGAACTTTATTATTTCCTTGTGGTCGTAACCTGTCGACGCTTCCAGGTCCATGTCTGGGTATTCCTGGGACAAGTGTGAAAAAATAAGGCCCAGGGCTTCGGCATCTGTGTCCGCTAATTCTGCGAGGCGGTTATCCGCCACCATTAGCGCGATTGCCTGCTCTGGGGTTATGGTCGTAACGACGGCCGGGACCTGCTCCATTCCGAGGTACTCTGCGGCCTTGGTGGTCGCATGTCCTGCTATGATGGTGTATGTCTCCCCGTCGTCGTTGGGCGTTACCAATATCGACCGGCCCCATCCGTTGACCTCAATACTTCGAGATATTTTCTCGATCTGGTCCTGGCTATGGACCTTAGGGTTCAACGGGTGGGGTCTAAGTCGATCTATGTCAATTATTTTAATGTCGGGTGTGCCTGCTTTCGGCTCATTCATTTGGGCCTTGTCTCCTGTGGGTGTCGTTGCTAAAAATTTAGCGGGTCAGGAGATATATTAGCGGGATATATAAATTAAGTTTATCTGGTTGGTCACTGGCCGTCTGGTGGTTTCACTTCGTCGGCCTTTTCGGCATCAGTCGGCCACATTTCGCGGTCTGTTTCTGGGTCCTTCGTCCTGGTGATGGTGACTGCGATGTTATAATGGGCTCCATCTGGGTACTGTATGTTTGCCAGGGACCTGGCTATTCCTGGGCCTTCCCTGGGGCCGTGGTCCTCTTCCTGCAGCCTGTGATCGGCCATTGCCATCGCTAGAATGCTGCCACCTCTTGTCTGTATCTCTGTATTACGCATTTCTGTTCCTCCGTGTTGGTTTTAGTCGTTGCTTCTTCCTGGCCGCTTCCCTGCAGGCCCTGGTGACCTGCTTGGGCGCTGTCTTGATCATAACTCTGGGCCTACCTCGGCTGCTAGGCCTTGTATGGTCTCCCACCTGGTTGCCAGGTCTGGTTCGTATCTGCCCCGCTCTTCCGGGTCCTCTATCCTGTTAACCACGGCACAGCGCTCTGCGTAATCCTGGCGCATGTGGTGGAGTCTTCTCCTTGCCTGTAGCTCTGACTTGTCGGTCATGTTTTTGCTCCTGTGTCGTTGCTGCTGTAAAGGGCCGGACCCTGGGTCGTTCTGGGTCAGGCCTTGTTTCTCTCTTTGTCCGGGCTTTTATATTACCCTATCCTGGGCTCAATGGATGAAGGCGCCCATAGCTTTTTCTCGTTATCAAATGCAAGCCTTAAGACATGCCCCGGCTCTGTCTTCCGGTGCATCTCCAGGGCTTCTGGTGTGATCCGCAATACATGGACGTGCCTGTATGTTCCTGGGTCCTGGCCGTATAGCTCGTTTACCTTCTCGCTGGCGTTGCTGACGGCGTCTGCCTGGGACTCTCCTGTGGCCAGTATTCCCTCTTCGCTGTGGTAGACGGCATGTGTGCCTTCTATGCTCTCCGGCCTGCTCAGGGCCACGATCTCCCATGCCTTCCGCTTTATCTCCCTGAATGAAATTAGGCCCCACTTCTCGATGATGGTCTCCTGGACCTTCCCCAGGCAGTTGTGGTCTCCCAACATCAGAAGTGCATATAATAGGGTTGCTTCCGCTGGTGTTTCTGCTTGCTCTGCTCTCTCGATTGCGTTCTCTATCATGTCTTACTCCCCCGGCCCCCGCCCGGCTGGGTCATCGGGTGACCGCCGCGCGGGCATCCGGTGTTCCTTTTATTCTACTCCTTCCCCATCGCATTCGTGTACCGCGTTGTATGGGTACACGGCGTTACAAATGGGGCAGCGCCTTGTTCTTGGCTCTTCCAGGGCGTCTATCTCTTCCCCGGTCATGCTGTCTCGTATGTCTGGTGTCATTCCTGTTTACCTCGCCTAGCCACTGCTATTATGTCAGCCGGGTCTAAAATCGTTATATTATCGGCCAGCTCAATATGCTTATTAAACCGCATGATCTGGTCCTCGTAATAAACCACATTGTCGTATAATATCGCCCAGGCGTTTAGCTGCAGGGTCTTCCAATGTACCATTCCTTCCATGAATATTTCGAGGTTCTCGTTGCTTTCGTTTACGGTCTTTATGGTCTCCCAATCTAGGGCGTATGGCCTACAATGAACCGGGCATTTCCAGATGTGTTCGAGCTCCTTCTGCAGGGCTGGGTGTCTGTTTGTTAGGATCTTCTTTTCCTGGGCCCGGTCGAACAATGCCACCATTTCAGGGACCGGCTCCAGGTGGTGTATCTGGAAATAATAGGCCCGCTCATCTGCTTCCTTGTCCGGGACCGCTAGTGTGTGGTCTAAATCAAAAACATACAGGTTGTTGCTCATTTCTTCCCTCTGGCCCACGCGATGGCCTTGGTGAGTGCTCTTATCGCCTTTGCCAATCCCCGGACCAATGGGGCCACGATCTCGTCCTCGAAGTCCCACTTTAGTTCCTCCCAGGCGTTTCTCAATTCGTCCCACGGCTCTTCGTTCATTCCTCTTGCTCCTGGTCCTCTGTATTGTCCTGGCTGCAATACTCCACCGGCTCGCATCTGCAGTTCGGTGGTATAGGTCGGAGGTGTTCGTCTGGTCCGTGTGCTGTGATCAGGGCCTCATTAAACTCAATATCCCGCACCCGCATGTTTATATCCACGTTGCTGCCGAATGTATCAAAAAGGTGTTTTGCCCCCTTCGCTGCCATCTCTATGGTTCCCCTGGCCGACTGTGTGTCCTCAAGGCGGACGTATAGCTGCCTGATCGCCCGGCCGTCCTGTTCTACCCACTGCGCTGTCAATGGTCCCGGACCGTAGCTCCTGGCTCTCTCCTGCAGGCGCTCAATCTGTCCGGTGAGCTGGTCTTCCATCTTCTGCAGGGCGTCTATTGCGTCCTTGAACGGCCCGGTTCCCCCTGCCAAAAGCTGGCCCCTGGGACTCATGTCCTTGGGCGTGTTATCGTCTTCAATCAATCCCGCCAGGTCCTCAACCAGGCCCGGCCCTTCTGTCGGTTTTGTGTTCATTCTAGGTCCTCTTCGTCGTCGTGTCTAAATCCTGTCAATTTCCACCCGATCTGTTTCATCCGTTTGGCGATGGGCTCAATGTCGACCCTTTTCGCGTATGGGTGGGTGTCTAGGTAGTATTGGATGAATGCGTCTATGTTCCGGACATGCATGCTGCCTTCGGTGTATTTCTTCACGGCTTCCAGTATATCCCGCTCGGTCTGGGCCATGTTTGCATGGCTTGACTCCTTCGCCTTCCTCTTCTCTTCCTTCTCCTGCTCTTCCTCTGTCTTCTCGACAGGGAGTTCGTCCTGCAGGCCGGGTCCGCTGCCTGGGCCGCTCTTAATCGCCAGCCCGAAGAAATAAACCCCGGTGAAGTCTTCAATGCGTCCTTTTTCCTTGTCGTACCCTAGCTCCTGTAGCTGGGTTGAAAATTGGCGCTTTGTTATCTTCCTGTACCCGTGCTTGGCCTGGAAGACGTCGTATATATCAAATAATTCATAAAGTGGGACCCACTTGTCTTCGTCCTGTTCACAGTGTGTTTTCACGAATGCTGCGACCGGGTTACTCTTCTCTTCGTATTTCTTGGCCCTCTCTTCGATGCTTCCTTCTTTGTAAAATCCGCCCCGTTTGAGCAGGTCCCCTAATATCCGGAGGCTCTTCCGGGCGAGGTTCTCAAACTCCCATTCGGGTATCGGGTCGATCAGGTCGCTTCCTTCTGGGAACCTGTTATTAAATTCAATAACCAGCCACCTGCTGTAGAACCCGTCCGTTCTGTCGTGTGTGGTCGGCATGCTGTTTGTTGCCACGATAATCTTCGCGGTGTTTTCAAAATCAAAAGGCGTTTTTCTCTTAAACTCACCTGTGACCAGGTCCTCTCCGGAGAGCTGCTTTAATCGGCTGGTCTTGCTTATGGCACTAAAATTCGTTTCACCGATGAATGCCGCCCGCTTATTAAACAGCTTGGCTGTCTCAAACCTTGAATCAACCAGGCGCTCCATCTCCGTGCTGGTGCAGGCGTCGCTGCCTATAAAACGCCTAATCAATTTCATGAACTGGCCCTTTCCGTTCCTTCCGGCTCCGATTAGTGTAAATATTCGGTGTATCGGGTAGCCGTCTATCAGGCAATATGCCAAAATTTCATAAAGTTGTAGCTTCAGGTCTGGCCCGATCCACTCTTCCAGGAGGCGGTCAATTGTTGGGGTGTCCTCTGCGTCCCCCAGGTCGTGCGGGATGGGGGTTGTGAAGAATCGGTCAGGCTTTGCGTCGAACATCTCCCCTGTTTCGTAATCTATCACGCAGTTTTTGAAATGTAGCCAGGTCTTCTCGGTGGGGGCCACTTCCCTCTCTCGTCCTGTGACCTTTATCGCCTCCAGGGCTCCCGTGCGTACCTTGCTGTTTGTAATGCTGCGCAGGCCCATGCTGTTCTTCAGGCCGATCAATATGTCGGTTTCGTCTACCATCTGGTATCCGTCCCCGACCCATATCCAATATGACCCGGTGTTATCGTAATAAATGGGGACCTTCTCCTGCATCTGCTCTGCCATCGCCAGCAGGTCCTTGAAACTCTCGCCTGCCTGGTCCAGGGCTGCCTTCGCCTTGTCCTTGGGTGTGGTCCCTGTCTCCTCGTTCTTGTACTTGCATTCGTCGCAGTTGCACCTGTCGTAGAAGGTTTCCTTCAATGTCTCGCATTTCCAGGTCTTCCGGGGATCTATCCCGGCCAGCTCTTTGCTGGTCCTGGCCTTGTCGTAATCATCGCGGTATATCAGGCGGGCTGTGAAGTGTATTATCTGGTTTCTTTCCTGCAGGCCCATCTTCAATTCGTCGGCCGCGGCTGCCATCTCTGTGAATAATGCCACCGCGTAAAGGCGCCCATCACCGCCGTGTAATTTCTCGATGTTCTTATCGTCTAGGAAATTTCGGAAGCAGGGGCGCATCTGGCCTCTGAGTTTCTTGTATTTTGCCTCTAATTTAAAAATTGTCTGCAGGCGCTGTTTCAATTTCTCCGGGAACTCTGGGAGCTCGTTGGGGTACTTGCCTGTATTCCATTGGTAGGTGCTGCCCGTGTAGTGCTGGCTTGGTGGCAGGACGCAGTTGTTTCCGTCGTTTAATATCTCGATGCCGATCGTGTGGTGCTTCTGGCTCTTCAGGGTCTGGTCGTATTTAAAATAAATATGGCCTCTGTGTGTCTCACCTGTTCGGCTGCTCATGACCCATGTGCTCTGGTCCATGCCGTTTAAAATATCGTATAAGAAGAGGTCGTCGTCTATGTCTATGACCGTTACATTGCTTCTCTGTCCGCAAAGCAGGCCGATGTTGTGCTTGCTCCCGTCGTTGAAAAATTGATCTAGCTCGTCGTCGTTCCTGGGGGCCAGCCTGTGCTGCCACTGGCCTTCTATTGGCGCCTTTCCGGTACTTTTATTGCCCTGGACGGCAGCCTTTAGTGGGTGAACTATCCACCCTAGCTCGGTGTATTTCTTCGCCTCATCTAGCATGTCGTGTGCTCTCCTATTATTGGGTTTTAATAATGTAACCGTTGTAACCTATTTAATATTTATTGTATTGTCGGAGCAAACGACTTTTTTCAGTTGGTTACAACGGTTACAATAATCTTGATATATGGGTATATATAGAGGTATATATTTTTATAAATCTATGTAGGTAACACGCTTTTGTGCAATATCTTTTTATAATTTTCGTGCGTTTTAGTCAATGTCTTCAGTCATTGATATTCCCCACTACTTTATATTTAACATCGTTTCTTACAACTCCATCGAGTGACCCAGTTATAATTTTTGGAGTATCTGTTTTTCTCCCAGAACCAAAGAAATAGGAAGGATATCTCTCCTTTTGCTCAGTTGTATAATACATAACATGAGCCATTTCTTTAAATTGTCCTATATGAACAACTGCTTTGATTATCATGGGTGTGTAAATGGGGTAAGTGTCGTATCCGCGTGATCTGTTTACTCGTTTTGTATCTGTCCTTACCATTTGCGAGAATTCTATTATATCTCCTTCTTTTAGATTATTTTCAATCATTTCAACACCTCTTCAAAATTATGTATAACCCATTGCCTTATCATGTCTCTAAACCTCTCAACCATGTCCTCACGGGAATCACAAAAAATAACTTTTGCCCCTGGTCGAACATTCAATGAATTGATTGTTGATTTTTTTGAGTTCAACATTGATTCTACTTTGAGCCAATATCCAGTCGTGGACATTCTATCTGCTAATGGAACATATCTTAAGAACTCTTTGTATGAACCTTCGACCATCACAATGAACTGGTCAAATCTGTCATCTGCATAGAATCTGTCAATCTCTCGATATAGTCGCTCTCTCTGCTTCTCTTGCCTTGCTTCCCTAAATGCCATGTTTTGTGCCTGGATCCGGTCGTTGTGCAGTCTCTGCTGTATTCCACGGTTCGTGTATGGGTTGGCCACCAGGGCGTCCTGGCGTGATCTCAATTCGTCCCTAATCTGTGCCCATTTCCCTGGTCCCAGGGACTCTGCTGCCTTTGTGAAGGCTGCCCGTCGTGTCTTGGCGTCGTCCGTGAGGTTGTACCCTGCTTCCTTCAGGGCTTCCTTGGCTGTGGTCATTCCTGGTCCCCCTGGTCGTCGTCTAGGTCCCTCAATCCCTCAAGGGCCAGGTGGACGTACTCGCTCTCGTCGTTGAATGTTGCCGGGGTCATTCCTGGCCCCCCCGTCGTGCTGCTCTCCTGGCGCTTAGTGCTCTTGCTGCTCTTCTGGTGTTCGTACCGACCCTTCCCTGGGTCGGCTCGGTGTTTGCTTCTTGGGTCATGCTGTTTTCTCCTGTGCTGCCCTCAATGTCTCGAGGGCCTTGTTTATGTCCGTGACTGCCTGGTCGTGTGTCTTTGCTTCGTCGTCCCAGCCGTGGATCCTGGCGACCTTGGCGCTGTGCCTGTGGCCTGCTCTGGTCTGTGCCAGGCACTTCCTTGCGTAGTCTGGGTAGTCATCTGCATCCCTCGATGTCTCCAGGGAGATGTTGGTCCTGCCGCCGCTTGGCAGCTCCTTCCAGATTCCGCTTTCGTTGGTGCTCAGTCTCCTGCCGTCCTTCATGTCGAATGCTGGGAACATGTCGCCGTATTGGCTGGCCTCGTATTCCCTGGCGATCTCCCCGTATTCCCCGGACCTGATAATCTGGGCGTATTCCTCGGCCTTGGCGGGACACCAGGTGTCTCGTCCTTCAATGGATGCCTTTACAAGTTCCAGCTCGTATGGGCTGACCTGATCCGCTGGGGCCCGGCTCATGCCTGTGCCCCCCTTTGCTGCGTATGCTCTAAATGTTGCGATATCGCCCAGGGCGATAATTGTTTCATATTCCTCTATTGGGTGTTTCAGGGTCACTGTGACCTGGTTTATATCGGTCACCGGGCCGTGGTATATCTCCCCGTTTCTGAGGCTGAGTCTTATTGCCTGGTTGTTTTCGTGTGCTGTCTGTATGTTATGCTTAAATGCTGCTAGTGGTTGGGTCATGTGTCGTTGCTCCTATGTTGGGGGCATGTCGTCGCTCCCTATTACTTAGTACGCACGTCTAGTATATAAAAGCATCGTGCTAGGCGCACGAATTTTAATTATTTGTCGTGTTGTATATTCCTAACCCCTGGTAGTTCCGGATGCTGAGGGTCTTTGTGTTGATCAGGCCACCTTCCTGGTCGTACCTGTTTATTATCAGGGTCCCGTTGTTCTCGTCCGTTGGTGTGAATTTGCACACCAGGGTCTCTGTTCCGTTGTATCCTGGGACCTGTTCTTCCCATGTCACGCTGTTGTCGCCCAGGCCGATCCCCCCTATGCCTGCAATTGTCGCGGCTAAAACGACGACGGCCACGGCTACCTTCACGTTCACGCGGTCACCGCCTGGTCCTCTACGGCTGGGTACGGCTGGCCCTCTTCCGGGTACAAGCGGTCTAAAAGTTCCGGGTGCTCTGCCTTGTGGCAATCGCGGCACAAAAGCTCTAAATTGTCACTTCTGTTGTTGGTGACGTCCCTGTCTATGTGGTGGGCCTGCAGGTGTCCTTCTCCCTGGCATCTGTTGCACCAGGGGTCCCTGGCTCCCCGTTCCACGTCCGCTTCAATAACGGCCCAGGCCCGGTAAAACCAGGCCCTTCTGCTCGATGGCTCGTAATCGCTCTTAAAATCTAGCTTGCCGTCGGCTGTTTCTATTATTCCCACGCTTCTGCCCCCGTCTAAAGGCAGGCTGCTTGCCGGTGCTGCTGGGCTACTACGCTGTCGTAGTGCTTGGCGTTCCTGGCTGCTAATATATCGACCTGGTACGTGGTCTTTGCCGGTCCCGTGGCTGTCTTGGCCTGGGCCTGCAGGGTGGTGATGATCTGGTCCCATGTGTATCCGTCCCTTACGGCGTCGGACATGGCCAGGCGTCTGTAAAATGCCGGTGACGCTGCGTCGTACCCTCGTTCCTTAAGTGCTTCTCTGATGCTCTGTGCTTCGCTAGTTGTGTCGTTGTGTGTCATTTTGGGTCGCTCCTTGAAAAAATAATATTTATTGGTCCTCTGGGACCTCTTCTGTCTCAATTATCAGCCTTATTCCCAGGCCCATCGTTGCTAGGGCTCCGGTCTCTTCTGTGGTCCACTCGTCGCCGTCCTTCAGGATCCATGTGTCCCCGTCGTCAAGCTCGATCTCTGTCTCTGTGAACCCCTGGCTGTCCTGGTAGTGTGCTTTGTAGACTGCGTCGTATCCTGCACCCTGCCTTGTAAATCGGATTTCCTTGAGGGCCATTTAGTTGGCCCCCTTCGCTGGGTTCATGTTCTCTTGTTCTTCCAGTAGGTCAATCAGGACCATGTCTGCCGTCCCCCGCTGGCTTATGCTCAGGGGTGTGTCCTTGTTGTCCGGGTCTGCTATGAATGCCACCGCGAGGTATATGTGCCGCCATTCGTGGCCCATCTGGTGGGTCTTCATAATTGCGCCCTGTCTCCTGGCGTCGTATCCGTCGTAGATGTCGTATCCGTTGGCCTTTAATTCGGCGAGGGCTGCCTCGCCCTCGTCGTCCTTGCCTACTATGTGAAACATTGCGCTTGCTTCGAGTTCCATCAATTGCTCGAAGTGTTCAAAACTAATAATGCAGCCCAGGGGTGCGGTATATTCGCCGCCGTCCCCGGTCTTGATGGTGTTGTTTTCGTTTCCGTTGTCGATCCTGGTCACTCTGTAACCGGTCTTTTCCGTCTTTAAATGGTAGATTGGGTTCATGTCGTTGCTCCTATGTTTTGGCCCCTGTCGTCGGGCTCTATTTACTACAACGCACGAATGATATATAAATATATCGTGTGCCTCGCACGAATCAAAACATTTTTACAATGCGCTTAAATTTCAATCCTAAGCGTTTGTTTTCCTCCTAGCCGTGTACTCGGTTGTTTAGGTCTGTGTTTGTGTCTCTGCTCAATCCAGGCGCCCATCTAGCCCCATAATATCGGCGTAGTTCTGCCTGATCCACTGGCGTATTGTATGGGCGTATAATTTCGCGGCTGCGTCCGGTGACCCGCCCCAGACTACGTGGTATCCCTTGGCCTGCAGGCTGGCTAATGCCGACCGCTTCTGGGTGGTGTTCACTGGCTGTTCCCTGTCGTGGTTGTATTTCTTCGTGTCCGGATCGAATCTCGGGATATATGTCAAAAAGTCATATAGGTCCGCCTCGACGTATATCTGGAAAATTTTAAACCTGTCGTCTACCTCAAAGCGTTTCTGTTCCCTGCTGAACCGCTCCCGCTGCCAGTTTCCATCCTCGTCCCGACTAAACAATGTCTGGTACAAGTCCTCGCGGCTCTTCCTTTCCCCAACTATGGCCCCCCAGGCCTTGTATTCTGGTAGGAAAAAGTTATAATCCCCGACCTGGTCATATCCGCTCTTGTCCTTGGTTGGCATCGGCGCGGTGGCCACGGTGATGGTGTCCTGGGACGTGGTGTATTGCATTTGTGCCTTCGTCCAGGGCCGCTGTTCGTTGTTTGCTATAAATACGACGACTTCCGTCCGCTCGCTCCATTTCGTCAGGCGGTCGTGTAGCTGCCTCTCCTGCTTCAGGCTGTTCTCGTTGGGTGCAAGTCCCCGGCGCTGTCTGTCTAAAAGGAGATAGTGGAGGTCCTTTATCTCCTGGCCATATTCAATGGCTGTTTTTCTCTTCCCCACGATCAGCCCCCCTGGCGGCTTGTTCCTGGACGTCTACGGTGTCACCACCGTTTATGTTCTGGCCGCTGTTCGGGTCCCAGGAGATCTGGTAGGTCCGTATCTTCCGGAGGCCTAAAATTAACCCGCCTGGTATCTGGAATATCCCCGACCCTGGGACCTCTGTAATGTCGGTTATTTCCCGCACAAATTCCCGGCCCGTTAGCCATCCGGTGTCCGGTTCCACTTCCTTAATCCGGATCCACTTCAGGTCCTGCAAATACCCCAACCGCAGGGCTTCTTCTTCGGCCATGTGCCTGGTGGTGGCCGGTTTGTCCCGGCCACGTTCCTTCTCAAATATTCCCCGCTCGCTCTTGCATATTATTTCCTGGTTGAATCGGTCGGGCATTAAAGGGCCCCCTGTTCAGCTTCCTTGGCTTCCCTGGCTGCCTTCTCCCGTCGGAGTTCTTCCAGCTCGAGGTCCTTCCGGAGGTCCTCAATCTTTGGCAGGTTCCATCGGACGGTTGGTTTCCCTGGCTCGCCCTCTGTCCTGAATTGGTACAGCTCCGGGTGGCCTGCTTCGGCGTATCCGGTGAGAGCTGCTCCGTCCCACTTCTCGCTTCCTTTCCTGCCTTTCACGAAGCTGCAACTTCCGAAGTCGCTTTTTTCCGATGCCTGTCCTTCCAGGACGTGCTCTGCGATAAATTCCTTAAGCTCGGCGATCCTGGCGTCGTGGGGTTCTTCGGTGTCTGTGATGAGTTCCTGTATCTCTTCCAATTTTGCCCGCAGTTCCCTGGTCTTGCGGTCCTTGATCAGGCGTTCTCGTCCTATCTCCCAGAAGGCGTCTTCGATGCTCAATGCTTCCATTTTTATGCCTCCACCATGCCGTAATCGGCCGGGTTTACGATTTCGTCTGTCAATATGTGGACCAGGTCCGAGTCCGTCTTCTTGTCGTATGCCACAAGGTCTGGGTGTGGGTATACCAGGCGGCAGCCCCCTGTTGTGACCTTCTCCCTGCTGGTGTGTACCAGGCCCGCTTCCTGCTTCCGTCGGGTTATCTCTTCCCCTGTCTCCTTGGACTGCTCCCTGAGCTGCTTTGCGATGGTCTCGTATTCTTCGGCCTTGGCATCCAGCTCTGTCTGGTGGTCGTACAAGTCTTCGTTTTCTTCCTTGAATTCCGCCAGCAGTTGCCTCACTAGCTTGCATCGTCCGTCTGCTCGGTTCTCGATGTGTATTTCTGTGATCTTGTCTCTTGTGTATTTGGGTGTTCTTCTTGCCATTTTCATGTCTCCTATGCTGTATCGTTGTGTTTATCTGTTGAGTTCTGTTCTGACCCTGACCTCTATGGTCTGGGCCTTGCCGGTTGTTAATTGCCGGGCCACGTCGTTCAAAATATCGACGACAAGCTGGCCCGTCTTCACTTCATAATCTTTAACGGCCTGGGTTAGGGTACTCTCCAGGTCTATTGTTGCCTGGCGGATCTCCGCCAGGGTTATGTCTTCAGGGTTCATGATGGGGACCCTTCGCTCAGTGCTGCAGGTCCCTGGGCTGCGCTGCTGCCGCCGACCCAGACCGGCTGTGCGTATGCGTCCGGCTTCTCCAGTTCTGCGCTGTCGTAAAGGCCGCCCAGAATGCTTGGGAAGGCTTCGCGTAATGCCTGGACCAGGGCTACTTTCCTGATCATGGTTGCCGGGATGGTCTTCCAGGTCGCTGTGCCCTTGTCATATTCGTGGAGGGCTACCTCGGCGACGTATGGCCTGCTCAGGTCTGTCCTGTGCACCTTGGCCCAGCCCCCGACCAGGGACTCGCTCTTTAAAATAAATGTGCCTTCGCGGTACTCCAGGTCCCCGTTCTTTTTCTGAATAATGACCCCGGCCTCGTATCCATCAAAGGCAGGGTGTTGCTCGGCTCGGCCTGTGAAGGCGTCCTTTCCGACCACCATTTCCATCTTGCCTGGGTTCCCGTTCTTCCCTGGGTACTTTATGGCGTAGACTTCCTTGGTAAATGGGTTTAATCGCCTGAATTTGCAGAGCATTAAAAACTCGTAGGCCTCTTGCTCTGTCAGGTCCGGGTTTATGTATCGCTGTATAATTTCCGCTGTCAATTCGTCCGGGCCTTTGTAGATCATCTCTGCAGGTGGTGCTTGAATCTGGCGGGCTTCCCTGGTGACCTGTGCCTTGCTGCCCTTTGCCCTGGACCTGGTGTTCTTGGTCTGCTTGGCTGGCTTCTCTTCCTTCGGTGTTGCCCCTGGGACCAGGCCTGCGAGGTTCGGCTCGTCTGGTTCATCCGGGACGGCCACAAAGTCCGCGTCTTGTATGCCTTCGGGTTCTGGCTCAGGTCCTGGGTTAAATGCTGGCTCTGGCAGGTTGTCCTCGCTGATCAGGTCTTCCCTGGCTGGGCCCCTGGCCACTTCTGATCTCTCCCTCATTTCCCTGGCTTGCCTGGCCCACTGGTTCTCTCCTTCAGGTGTCTTCTCCGGAGGCTGCTCGTCTGCCTGCAGGGATTTGTATGCTTCCTCTGCTATTCTGTCAGGGTCCTCGGCCGGATCCGGCTCCTGGGACTTCATCCTATCTGCCAGGCTTCCGTGCGGTGGCTGGTTCATGTCCCCTGGGTTAACCGTTGCCGTGTTCGCGTCTTCCTGGCGTACCTTGTAATATTTGAACGCTTTAGGGCTGCCCTTCTCACCGGCTCTCTCCCATCCGGCGTAGTCCTGGGTGTCCTCGTTAAATAATGGCTCAGGGGTCTTGTATACCGTGCCGTCGTCCTCTTCGCGTACCACGGTGTCTCCCTGGGACTTCCACTTGGCGAGCTCTGCCTCTGTCCAGCCCATTATGGTCTGCTCTGGCATCTCGTTCCAATCTGGGACCGCTCTCTGCTGGGCCTTGCATGCTGATTCTACGCAGGTCCCACAAAGGGGTGTATCAAATTCTACAAAACTATTCCTTGCCTGGTCTACGGTGATCTTGCTGTTGCAATCAGCACAGTATTTCGGCTTCGATTTGGGCGCTTTCGCTGGGTCGTATTCTTTTACCATGTCCTGGGTCTCCGTCGGGTGTGTCGTTGTCTTCTTTTTCTGCTTGTTCTTGGGCTCTGTCGGTAGCCCTGTTGTACATGTTCCTGACGCTGCCTTCGGCCTTGCCTAGTTCGCGTCCTATATCGGTCCAGCCTAGTTCTAATTCCTCATTGAGAAATACGACCACGGCCTGGCCGACTGTGTATTCTGGGTGTGCCCTAATAAAACTCGTCGGGATGTAGATCTCGCCTTCCTGATCGGCGTAATCTATTAATTTTTTCAACGCGCTTATTGGGACCGCTGGTGTTCCTTTACCTGCCATCTTATCCTCCGGGCGTTTAATATTGCCCTATTCGTGTAATACGCACGCCAACTATAAAAATGCTTCGTGTTTGTCGCATGCCGTGTAACCGTTGTAACCGTTGTTACCGTACTTCTACTTAACCTCTATATATTATATGTTTAATAGTATTCTTGGTTACTTTGGTTACAATGGTTACAATATGAAAAAAATCAGCTTTTTTATGCCCGGCCGGACTACGCCGGGTCCCTGTACGTAACACTATCGCCTTTATTTTTATATGAAGAAGCGTAAAACCCCTGAGTCTTCAGCTCAGGGGTAGTTCACATGTGATACACATGTCATTAATTAAATAGGCAGTATAACGTGGACATGTGGCATAGCTGGCGACTTGGTTCCGTTTGGGCCGTACCCGTATGTAAGCAATGTATCTTTGTAATACAAATAGCTAATATATACCGATCCGTCCCTCGCTGGTCCCGCCCATATCTCAAAATATTTATTATCTACCATGCGCACGTCGATGTAGCAATCGGCCGGGAAATTATTAGAATCTTCAAATAAAAAAGCGAAAAGTGCATCCGAAGAGTAAAAACCCGTGCCGTCTGTTTTCAATACCACCAGCGGTTCCCCCGAGTCCCCGTAGGTCGTCTGGTTGTTATCCGCTGTGTATATCCTGAAATCATGATACGTGTATTCTGGGGGCGGTAAATACATTTCAAAATCCGGCAGGATCGATATTGGTGGGAAATTGAAATCTAGGCCGCCTGGGAATATATAAACTAGATCTCCTATTTCGTAGCTCCCTGCTCCCATCACCACGTACTTTGGGTTGCTGTCTACTTCTCTTAATAATATTGTTTCCCCTTCGTTCGGTACGTACCCTTCTAATGCCAGCCATTCTTCCCCGTCCCAATATATGAGGACCTGGTCTCCCTCTTCTATGCTCATGTTAATATCCTGGCCTTTATGGTCCTGCCGTCCTCTGTGAGTATGGTTGCTATGTTGTCACTTATGCTCTGGACCGTGCCAACCAGCGGGGTTATGTTTAATGAGCTCAGGGCTGAATCGATGAGCAGCTCGTCCTCGCTGACCCCGTCCTGCAGGTAGGTGTTAATCTCGGATAAAATAAGGCGTATGTCTCGGTTTACAACAGCCTTGATCGTCACCCGGTCCTCTGCTGCCTTCGCGCTGTATGTTATGCTAATTATCCGGAGCCAGCCCAGGTCTGTTAATTTCTCAGGGAAACCAGACCCTGTGAACCGGATCTTCTGGAATAGCTGCAGGTCGTACCGCTGCTTGAACGTGGCTTCGATTATATACGAGTCGCTTGTGAAATATGCGTAAAGGGCCGCAGCTCTGGCGTTCACTTTGGCCTGGCTGGCCAGGTCCCCGCTCTCATAATAATATTCCCTCGGGTAGGTGGCCCCGGCGGTGACGTCGCTGCTCTCCAGGGTGGCGCTGTACCAGTTACCGTCGCTGTCACATCCCCGGACCTTGACCCGGTTTATTTTCTCATCCGTGGGGCTCTGTAGTGTCGGAATTGCAACCAGTGTGTCGTCTGGCCAGGCTATTGTCTCCGCTGCTGGTAGGTCCAGGCCAGTGCTGGCGTCGTCTATGTCGGCCGGGTCTATGAAATAGGCCGCCGGGATGTAAAGGTTCCCACTCTGTACCCATCGGACCGTGAAAATAAAACCGGTTGCCTCGGCTATTTCCTCTATCGCATCCAGCTTCGTGGTGTCGTCATCGAACACGAACTCCTTATCCGGGACTGCGCTGCAGGTGGTCATCCTGTATGCTGTGATGCCTGTCTCGTCTAGCAGGGCCGCGACCCACTCGTCCCATGTACTTTTGTCCCCGTCTAAATTCATAACGAGCAGGTCTGTTGGGACGTATTGTGCGCTTAAATACCACCCGTAATCAAACGCGGTTACATCTATTTTGTTCTGTGCTACCTGCAACGTGTAGCGGGTGTCCGGCACGATGCCTGTGAAGAGATGCCTATCAACTCCATCATGATCTGCTCTTGAATAATTGAGATGTCTGAACTCTGCAGGCGATACCGTCCCGTCAATCGTTGCTGTTAGCTGCCACATCGCGTCGTTTATGCTCTTGGAAACAGTGACCGCCTCGACATTATAATTGTCCATGTCTGTGAAAACCTTAATTATCCCCATCCCGGGTGAAACCCCGAGAGTGGTACCCTGAACTACCTTATCGATGAAATTGTCGTTTGATAGTACTTCCGCGATGCTGTCACCCGGGATGCAGTCCATTAATCCTGCCTGCATTCCAGTGACCTCGGTGGTGTCCCCCGAGGTTATCCTGTCGATGAGCACGGTGCTTTTCACTTCGGTGTCTGTTCCTGCGCTCAAGATATCGACTGCGCCGGTGCTTACGTAGATTGATTGAAACGAGGGGTTTTGTCTAGACCTTGTTAGTGATAATGTAGGTTCGGTGGCCGCGTATTTTCTCACAAAAACATAATCCACGTAGCTGACCACACCCGGAACGTGGCCAATGTATAATGCGGTATATCCCGATCTGCCACTCCATGATTGTGTGTTCCATGATCCATCGTCTTTTTTACCCCACAATTGCGACCCGGCGTATCGGCCCGATATGGTGTACCAGGTGTTTATCGCGCCGCTTGCCCATGTGGTTCCCCATGTAATCGTATCATTCAGGAACTTGAAACCGAAGTTATCCTGATATGCAAGAACAACAGCATATCCCATTGGGCTCGAACAAAATGATAGTCCTAGCCTCGAATTCGAGGCGGATGATGGGTTTTTTATTCGTGCGGTTACTATATAATCTCCATTATAATCCTTATTTACCCCGTCTTTTTTCATATAAAATTTTTGCTCACTGTTGACTGAGGGAGTAAATTCTAACACACCGTTGTTTATATTTGCCGTGCCGTTTGATGGGCTGGTGTCCCACCTCGAGGTGTCTAATGTTGCTTGGTGAGTGAAGTCGTCCCCGTGTTCCATCGTTGCCCAGATGTCGCTCTCGCTCTGTGCTACCCCGTTCCCGTAATGCATGTATATTTTCTTATCGTCTGCCGGGAGTGCTACCCAGACTATGGCCGATACCCCGTTGGTCTGTTCCTGTATCCAATACGAGAGTTTAGCTCCTTTAATGCTTGAAAACCGCAGGTCCCTGAAATCTACAGCCATTCCGTGCATCCAGTTTATTGTGTACTGTACCTGAAATCCGTCGGCACTGTTCGGATCCGTGACCTGTAAGTCGGCTATAAATTTCCAGAGGGGGTATGCTTGGGCCATGCTTTCTCTTCACGCTGTCTGAACCTGGGACCAGACTGATATTGCTGTTATGCTGTAGGTTCCGTCCTCGTTCACGACTCTGACCTTCGCGTACTTCGGGCTCCTTATCATCGGTATGACTCCAGATACCGTGTTCCCTGCTGAAACCGCCACGTCATATTCGTCGGTTGCTTCCTGGTTTGCCCCTATCGTAAACGAAGAACTTGCGCCGTCCTGGTCGCCGTATAGCTCTATCCTAGCTCCCTCTGTTGCACTGGCGTTAAACGTCATCTCAAAGCCAATTGCAAGATCAATGGCGCTGCTCAAATCCATGCCGTCACTGTCTACGCTACTGGAAGCTGCTGCGGTTTCAGCATCTACAATCTTTGTTGCTGTTTTTGTTATTGCCATCTGATCACACCTGGTTCACCGTGACGTTGGTGGCGTTTATTATGTAGTCCTGGCTCTCTGTTTCTTCTGTGGAGCTGGTCAGGTCCTCACCGATGGCGGCTTTTATCGTGTCCGCGATATCGCTTACGCTGGTGTCCGCATCTGCCTTTGCCTGCAATAACGCGAGCAGGGCATCTGTGCCGGTGTTCTCGTTCCACTTGACCGTGTATGTCCGGAGGGCCGGGGTCTTTATGGTGTCCGCGTCGGTGGTTACTGCAGCTGTGACCATGTGGACCGCCGGGTCCGCTGTGGTGGCCACGTTTATGCTATCCCTGGCTACTCTAATCGCTGCCATTAGCTTGTCCTCTGTACCGTGTTTGTGAGGGTGATTTCGAGGCTCTCCCCCGAAACGTAGGCCTTGTCTGCCGCGAGGACGTGCCGCATAAACAGGTTTCCTGCGCTGTCAAATAATGCAATTTCACGGACGGTGACGCTGCCTGTAAAATTGAATTGATGAACCCATTTTGAGACGCCTGTTGCCTCGTATGTTATCGCGTCACAGGTTGCTCTGTCGCTGCCGTTGCCGCTGTTCTCGCTACCTAGCTGCTGGTCGCTTGTGCTTTCTGCTGTGCTACTGCTTCCCGTTGCCATTTCCGTTACCGGGTCGGTGGTGACGCCGCATAGCTGCTTTGCCAATATCTCCAGGCCGTCGTCTGGTACTGTTGCCATATCAGATGTCCCCCTGGTAGGTTTCCTCTGCGCCGTCTGGTTTGATTACGGTTGTTTCGAGGACGTTGCCGTCCTTGTCCTTTTTCTTGAGTTCCATCTGGAACTGTGGGCCAGTCGCTGTGTCGGTCATGTTGTTTTCCTCTTAAATCCCACTGTGTATTCGTAGTCTTCCGTTGTTGTTTTCTTCTTTTTGAATGTCGTAATATAGCAATTCGTATAACTGGCGCTGTCGATCTGCAATGTCCCAAAAGTGCCGATCTTTGCCTGTAGGTTGGTTATGTCTGCCAGGGTCTTGGTGTTGCAGTTGAATGTGACCGCCAGGCCGGTCTCTGCGCTGATCTGGGCGGATATCTTCCCGCTTAAAAGCCTGGTCTCGCTTGTCTCGACGGCGATGTCTTCCTCGAATAGCTCCGGCTGGCGAAGCTCGACGCCGTCAAAAATAACCGGGCTGCTCATCTAATCCCCCGGCGTACTCTGTCCATCTTGCGTTGCTTGTCTATGCTCTTCATAAGGTCCTCGAATGTGTAGCCGCTGTCTAGCTTGACGTCGCTTATATTCACGTCCCCGCCCCCTGTTCCCTGCTGTAACAGGTCTTTTATGTCGGCCAGGAGCTTGGCCGTGGCCGAGGTCTCGGTTCCTGCGGTGGTTTCCGTGGGTGAGACCGCGGTCGTGGCCGTGGCTGTTGGTGTGGCCACCTGAGTTGTTAGGGTCGGGTCCTCGGTGGCCTGGGTGTTGCTGGCCTGGTCCTGGGTGGCCGTAAAGGCGGCCAGAATCTGCTCCAGGACCGCGGTGGTCGCTGTTGTCTGGGTCGGGCTGTCTTGCGTCGTCTGGTCCGTTGTCGCGGACTCTTCGACGGTCACCGGGACGGCTTCCGTTGTTGTTGCTGTCGGCTGGGTCGCTGCCCCTGTTGATGCGGTGACTTGGAGTTCTTCCGTTGGAAGGTCGACCCCCGTGCTGGCGATTACCCCGGTGACCTGCCCCAGGGCCTGCTCCATGTCGCTGGCTCCGGTGGTTCCGATCTCTGCGGTGGCTTCTTCCAGTGGGTCGTTTATCACGGTTGTAAAATCTGGCAATTTCTTAAACGGTCCTTCCTTCGCTGGGCTACTTGGGAGGAGGCGTCTAATGCTTGCCATGCCGCTCCTTACCTGGTTATATAATGCACTCAGGCGGCTTGTGACGGCGCTTGAGAGGGCTGATATAATCGCGTTTCCTGCGTTGGCAAAGGCCCCGGTGTACCCTGTAATTATGCTAGGGATCTGGGCGATGGCGCTTCTTATTGTGCTTGCCAGGCGGCTTATCGTGCTGCCTGCTGCAGTTACCGCTGCCCCGATGGTGCTTATGAATATAGACCCCAGGCGGCTTAATATGCTGGTTGCCGCCGTCAGGGCTGCTGTCAGGGCTGTTGTGAATACCGAGGCCAGTTGGTTCAATATAGCCGCGGCTGCTGCTAAAATCGCGCTTAATATCGTACTGAATGTTGTATTTAGTGCCGTCAGTGCGGATGCTGTTATCGTTGTTATAAACCCGAGGGCAGTTGTAAAGGCCGCGCTAACCTGGTTTAATACGCTGGTTGCTATCGTTACCAGGCTGCTCAGTGCGTTTGTGAATATTAAGCTAATCTGGCTTAATATCGCGGTTGCCGTGGTCAGGACCGCGGTGAGGGCCGCTGTGACCGCTGGGGCGATCTGGTCCCAGTTCCTGAATGCGTATATTACGGCCCCTATTGGTCCCAACAATAGCAGCAGCTTGTCCCCTGCGTTGGTTACAAAATTAATTATATATTGGACGGCTCCCTGCAGGACCTGGTTTAATCCGTTGAATGCTTCGGAGACCATCGGGCCTATCTGGTCCCAATTTTTGAAGGCGTATATAACGGCCCCTATCGGTCCCAAAATAAAGAGCAGCTTGTCTCCTGCCTGGGTTATCGCTGCGCCTATGAACTCCACGGCTCCGTTCAGGGCTCCCTTTATGTATTCAAGGGCTGCGGCCGTCTTGTCTTGTATCCCGAACCAGTTATTATACCAGGCCATTGCCAATAATGCAATAGCTGCGACTACGAGGCCTATCGGGCTTAATAAAAATGTGATGGCTGCTCCTGCAATGGTGGCCCCTGCTGTAATCGCTCCGGCCAGGCCAGTGACGATGGTCGTTACCGTGGCGATGGCTGCTGTGACCCCTGCTGCAATGGCTGGCAAAACTGCCAGGGCTGTTCCGATCGCGATGGCTGCTACGGCGAATTTTACCAGCAGTGGGTGCTGTTCGTAAAACTTCATCATGTCGGCCAGGTATCCGGTAACCACGTTTATTGCCTGGGCTATGGCCCACAGGCCTGCCTTCAATAAATCCCCGTCCCCGGCTAAATCCCCGAATATCACGCCGAGGCTGCTCATTATGCTCTTTACGCTTTCCCCGCTTGGTGCTAGGTATTCCGCAAAGGCTCGGCCGAGCTCTATTGCGAAGTTGACGGCCTTCGTAACCCCTGGGATCAGGGCTGTCAATCCCTGGGCTAGTATCCTTATTGCAGGGGCCGCCGCACCGCCGACCTCAAGGGCGAGGCCTTCTACGGCGCTGTTCAGCAGGTCCATGCTTCCTTTCAATGTGTCCAGGTTCTGGTCGGCCATCTGCTGGGCTGCTCCACCTGCGTCGTACAGGCTGTCTGTGAGCTCCTTCACGTCCCCTACTTGGCTCGTTAGGGTCAACATGGCAGGCCCGGCTCTTACGCCGAATATGGCCATAGCCTGCTCGGCTGTCATGCCTGCGTCAGCTAGGTTCTGAAGAATGTCTGTAAATTCGTTTGTATTCGGGTTTACCTGGTCTAATGTCAGGCCCATGCTCTCCAGGGTGCTGGCAGCTTCGCTGGTCGGGTCAATTAATGCGGTTAATGCTCCACGCATGGCCGTTCCGGCTGTGCTTGCGTCCAGGCCTGAATTGTAAAGGACCCCCAGTACGGCGCTGGTGTCCTGGATGCTCATGCCGAGGTTGTTCGCAACAGGGCCGACGTAGCTCATGCTCGTCCCGAGTTTGTCTATTGTTGCCTTGCTGCTTCCAATGGTCCGGGCGAAGACGTCCGCGATCTCGCTGCTGTCGCTCATGCTCAGGCCAAACTGGCCCATCGTGGCCGTCATGATCTCGGTGGTTGTCGTCAGGTCGCTCTGCGTGCCTGCTGCAATATCAAGAATAGGTTTGAGCTCGCTCTTCGTCATGTTGGCCACGTCGTATCCGGACGAGGCCAGGTCGTACATGGCATTGGCCGCTTCACTCGCTTTAAATGTTGTAGTGCTTCCGAGCTCCTTGGAAAGGCTCGCGATGTTTTCCTTGGCGTCTAGGAATGCCTGGCCGCTGAGGCCTGTGACGCTGGCTGCGCTGGCGACGGTGCTCTCAAAGTCCATGTAGGTCTTCGTTGCTGCCGCTACGCCAATTGCGGCCGCTCCGACCGCAGCTGTCGCCCCAAAGGCCAGCCCTGCCGCCAGGGTCTTGCTGGTGTTCATCGCCGCTGTGCTCATGCCGTTTAGGCCTGTCTGCATCTGCATCTTGGCCTGGGCGATGTCCCTGTCTACCGTGCTCTGGATGCCGAGCTGGGCTATAATCTCGCCGATGCTGGTTGCCATGTACCCTCGTTTTTATTTGCCGGTGTTTCCGTTGATCCTGCGCGCGTGCTCGTTCCACCCTTCTGAAAGGTAGGCGTACTCGTCATCCGGGCACGCCTTCAATTCGTGGGGGACTTTGCCTAAAAATCCGCAAAGCTCAAACAGGGCCTGACCCCTGTCTGTCCTGGCGAAAGCTACGGCTGTCTACGGCTCTCTTCTCGGTTTCGAGCATTACTTCCTTGATAATCTGGCCGAAGTCGCAGACCTGGAAGTCTCCGCTCTGGAAAAATTCGGGGGTGATGCTCTCGTCCTGGCAAAGGTCGGCGACCAATTCCTGCAGGTCCTTGGTGAGCTCTAGTGCCCTGGTTGCGTCCCCGCCCTCGGCCTTGTTGGCCTTGTTCAGTTCTGCCTGGGTCTTCATGATCTTGTCAAGCTCGGCCTGGGTTGGCATTCTTACTTCGATGAAAAATTCCCCGAGGTCGTCTTCAAAAGGAATCTTTAAAACGTCCTTGAGGGCTCTCCTGGTCAATCTCTGGGCGGTTGTCAGGGCTGTGACGTCTGCCTTGAGGATCTCCTGGTGCCTCTCCTTGAATGAAACAGAAAGGCCTGGGTCGTCGACCTGGCCTGGGCTCTGCTCAAAGTGTACGGTTGCTCCCATCTCTATCGCTCCGTTTAGACCTCGAGGTCGGTTTCGAGGTAGTCGTCGATTTGGAACTTCATAGAATCCTTATAAAAGTCTTCTGTTGGGAACTCCTTATCTACGCCGGTTGCCTGGGCTCCAAAAAGGAACCATTTGTATAAGACCGCGCCTGCTGCACTGAATCTTTTACCAACGAGGCCACCGAATTTCTTAACACCTCTGTATTTGGTGGAGAGCTTGTCCATTCCTGTTGCTGGGCTGTTGGAGACCTGGTCCCCGAGGCACATGGCGATAAATGTCTGGTTATAATGGAACTCTTCGAGCTCTGCTTCCTGGGAGATGGCTCCAATGGTCTTAATTTTGTTACTCTGGCCGTGGATGGCTGCTTCCTTGGTGTCCACGCTTATGCCGGTCTTCACGTCCGCACAAGCTGCAATCTGGACGAGGGGGTTGTCCTCAATGTTGAGGTAATATGCCACGACCGAATCGCCGAGAACTAGCCCGGTGTAGCTGATGGTCTCTGTGCCGCTGGTCTCCGTAGCCGGGGTGCTTCCGTCGGCCTGTAGCTCGGTGCAAGCCGTGACCACTCCGTTCACCGTTATAAATACGGATCCGTACTCTGCTTTCTTCGTCAGGTCCACGTACCCGTTGCTCACGTCGTCCGCGTCCACTGTGATCTCGTCGGTCTGCTGGTCTCCGCCTGCGTACCACTTTACTTCCTGTCCCGCTGGGACATCCGTTCCTATTACCATTTATTGTCTGGTCTCCTTGGGTGTCGATTGTGTTTTATTTAAGGTCGGTCATTCCCTGTCCTTGCGGACTAGGAAATTAATATTAAATATGGGTCGTTCGGCCTGGTCCCTGCCTAAAGGGCCGGGGGTTCCTTGGGCCTGTACATGTATGTATCGCGTTGAATTTATTAAAACGTTTTTTATATCGTGTAGGGTGTTTAAAATCGTCTGGGCTCTGGCCCTGGCGTCCTGGTAGTCATTATCGCCTGCGGCCCCCCTTATTTTAACCTGTAGCCCTGGTGTATCAACTGCTATCAATGTGTACGGCGGGCGTCCTGCGTACTCGAATAATGCCACGCAGTCGTCTGGTCCGTCGGGTAGCCTGCCGATATATATCGGCTCTGTTATTCCCTGGCTCTGCAGGTAGCTCTTGATATCATCGAGTAACATTTGCTATCGCTCCTTAAAATACGGTCCCTAGTCGTTTCTTTATCCTTCCGGCCAGGCCTGGGACTGCTGCGTTCACCGGGTCCTCTAGGAACTTGGCCTTTCCCGTTGGGTGGTGTGCCTGCAGGTCCTCATGGACGTATAGTGCGTAGTTCGTGTGGAACCCGATCTCTATGCTAATTGTGGCCGCTCCCTTGGTTATCTTGCCCACTGTGCCGCTCCTGCGTAGGTCCCCTGTATCCACCGGGGCTTGTATCATGGCTTCCTTCAGGACGTCGTTTGCTTCGTCCGTCAGGGCCTTCTGGGTGGCTCCGTCTACTTTCTTGGCTACTTTGTCCAGGTTTCTCAGGACGCCCTTCAGGCCGGTTATTTTAAACGCCTTGCTCAAATGTAGACCACCGTGTATCTTGGGCCGTAGTCGTCCCTTGGGTGTTGTATCTGCTTAATAGCAGGGGCTGTCCCATCTGGTAGGGTGATCCTGGCTTCTGGTGTCAGGCTCTCATCGGTCTCTAGCCAAATATGGGCCGAGCTGTTGACTTCCGTTCCGTCCCTGGTGATGAGCTTGGTTGCCTTCTCAATTACCCGGGCGGGGGTTGTCACCCCTGGGCTCCGGATGGGCGACCCGTTGCCGTCGTAGCTCACCGGGTCCGTGGTTGGCTTCTCGATGGTGACCTTCTGCTGCAGGTGTCCCTTAATGCTCATGCACTCCCCCCGATGGCTAATATTCCGGCGGCTCCGATCAATGTCAAAAATAAAATAGCAATGGCGGCGACGCCCATCTGGTCCCCGGCTGTCATATCTTCCCCCAAATTGCTATAATTAGGGCGGCTATTCCGAGGGATATCTCGACACCGATGCCGATTAATATTTTATATAAATCCCCGAACTTATCATCAAGGCGCTGCAGCCAGGTTATTAATTGCTGGTCCACCTGTGAAAGCTCGGCCTTTGCCTCGGCCAGGCGTCTTTCCATCTGGTTCTCAAGGGCTACTCTGTGGTCCTCGCACCTTATTTCGCATTCGTGTTTTTGTATAAACGGGCCATCGTTGCTCATTCGTCGGCCTCCGTTATTTCGTCCAGGTCGTAAAGGGCCGGGACCTCTTCCTGGTCTAGCTGCATCTCGCCCATGCTGCTCACGTCGCTGTGGGTGTCGCCTTCTGTTGGCCAGGCTGCCTGGCTGGCGTCTGCGATGAGCTGGTCGTATTGAATTATAAAAGAGGTCTTGCCTGCTTCCTTCTGGACCCAGTAGTTCTCGATCTTCTCTGTGGTCTTCTCCAGGTTCCCCTGGGAGGCGACGTGCATGTGTGCAATCAATAAAACGCAGGCCTGGTCGTACTCTGCTTCGCTCAGGCCTGGGTCGTCCCTGGTGAGCTTGGCTGTGGCCAGGGCCTGCAACCGTGTAAATTTAGCCGATGTAAGGGGCCCGTCTTCCGTGACCTCGAATGGGCTAAATATGGCCATGTCTGCTTCTTCTACGGTCATGCGGGCGTCCTCCTTGTCAGGCTACCTGTATGTATTCCACGTATAACGTCCCGGTCATATCGTCTGCACCGGCCAGTGTGATCTCGGCATCTATGGTGTCAACGTTGCCCCCTGGGGCGTCCAGGATGATGGCTGCTCCCCCGTTGGCCTGGCTGTCATATAGGCCGCTGGTGTTGCCTGGGACCTTGTGTATCTGGTCCCCTGCCTGGACCTGCAGGACGGTGGTCTTGTTCTCGGATGGGGTCTTAATGTGAACCAGGACCCTGGTCACAATTATTGGGCAGTCTTCCGGGTTCTGCCAGGATGCTGCCTGGTCGCCGTTCTTGCCACCTGTGATCTCGGTTGTTGAAAAGAACGGGCGGGCCTTCAGGTCCTCGGCTACTCTGTTTAATTCCTTGACGACCTTCTGGCTCAACATCCCGCCCCGGTTTTTGAAGCTGGAATAGTCCGGCGTTTCGTATTTCTGGCGCATGGTGTCACCTTATAAAAAAATAGAGGCCTGTGTGGCCTCAGGGTCCGGTGCTCTTGTAAGTTGCGCCGTATGGCTCGTTTACGACGGTCTTTATGTCAAACCACATCTGAAGGACCACTTCGTGGGTGTCCGGGTCGGTGTACTGGTTTTTGAAGCTGGAATAGTCCGGCATTTCGTATTTCTGGCGCATGGTGTCACCTTATAAAAAAATAGAGGCCTGTGTGGCCTCAGAGTCCGGTGCTCTTGTAAATTACGCCGTATGGCTCGTTTACGACGGTCTTTATGTCAAACCACATCTGAAGGACCACTTCGTGGGTGTCCGGGTCGGTGTACTGGTTGAAATTGAACCCGAAGTTGTTAATGGTCTTCTTCTGCTTGTTTCCATTGGAGTCGTATATGTCGTAGCTGATCTGCTTGGTTGCGTACCTTGGGCTGTTGTTGTACCACATGGTCGCTGCAGGGTTGTTCCTGTCAAGTCCAAGGATGGCGCCCTCTGGGATGCCGTTCTCGACTCCCTGAATGTTGCCCACGATCGGGACGTTTATGCTGTCGCCATTAATCTCTGGGTATCCGTAGGCCTTTGCCCTGATGTCCTGGTTTGCGTCCAGGGCCAGGAGGTATCCTTCGAGCTCGTCGAGGTTGTCCAGGTGGATGATGGTGTCTGTCAATCTGTAGGCGTATCCTGGGCGCCTCATGGTCTTCTTGAATAGGCGCAGGTCCTCGACAGGGGTGCGGTTGTCCACGTCGCTCCATGGGGCTGCAGGGGACCAGCTTGGTGTGGTTGCTCCGGCTACAATGTCGCCGCCGATCCTGGCGCTCAGGTCCTCTCCGAGCCAGTACGCCATTTTCCTTATACCGCGCTGTATTTCGTCGATGCCCTCTGTGTAGTCGATGGCGTTCTCGTCGATGCGCATTGCGAACCCGTTTTTACCGAGGACGGCGTTGTCGGTTTCAAATCCTGAAAGGCCGACGTAGGTCCACTGTGCGCTTGGTGTTCTTGCCCTGGTCTTCTTCTTCTTCGGGTCGTCCGCGTCGCTGTAGGTTTCCTTCTTAAAGGTGATGCTACGGCTGTCTGTCTTGGTCTTGTTTACGAGATCAAGCCAGAAGAGGTTAGGGCTCAATATCTGAAAAATTTTAGGCACTATAAATTCCCTGGTCAGGAATTTTTCATTAGTTCCGCTTACCTGTGTCATGTTTCTCTTATCTCCTTAGGGGTGTCGTTGTTATGGGTCGGTTTATGTCTGGCCGGTCAGCGGGCCGGTTATCGCGATCAGTACGCTTACCTCTGCTCCGGAGGCCTTTGCTGCGTAGGTCAGTGGGATAATGTTGTCGCATCCACCTGTTGCGATATCGTTCAGAACGATGCCGTTCTCGTCGCCTGCGCTCTCTGAAACGTCCACGATCAGGGTTCCTGTGACTCCTGGTACAATGGCTGCGGCGTTTGCTGTGACCAGCTTGGCTTCCTCTACCTGGACCACGAATAAGCGCACGGTTGCCTGCCTATAATATCCGCCTTCCAGGCGCTTTGCGAGGGTGTCCCCGGCTGCTGTGTTCGGCACAGGGTTCACAAGCTCTGGCTCGCTCTCAATTATGCCGATGATGGTGGTGTCTCCGTTTCCTATGGTCTTAACCACGGCCATCCCATCGGTGCTCTCGTAGTCGTTTGTGGTGCTTGCGTCCAGGGTTACGAGCTCGTCCTTGTGCAGTTCTGCTGCCCACACGGTGGACTTGGTCTTCTTGCCGGATCCGTCGTATGCTGTGCCGACGGTCGGTGCTCCCTCGTTCAATATGCATGTGAGTTTTGTGCCTATGTTGAAGGCTCCGGAGATGTCACTTCTTGCCATGCTTGTCTCTCCTTAGTTGCTTGCACCTGTGAGCTGGTCCCATTCGTCGTTCAATTTCTGCAGGTCGGTGTCTTCCTCTTCTGCTCCGCCGTTGTTGAACTCAGCGCCCTGCTGGCCGCCTGTCTGCGGTGCGTTCTTACCTGCTGCGATCAACTTCTGATAGAAGGCGTCCTTGTTGGTGTTGTAAAGCTCGCGGAGGGCCTTCTCGTCCTCTTCCTTCTTCACCATGCCTGGTGGGATCTGGGTGTTCTTGAGCTGCTCCCAGGCTTCGTCTGCCTTCTGGGTCCTGAATGTTTCGAGCTCCTTCTTGGTGTTCTGGAGTTCTTCCTTCAGGTCAGTGACTTCCTGGTCCTTCGCTGCGATGGTCTTGTCTTTCTCAGTGTTCAGGTTGTTCGCTGCTTCCAGCTTTGCCTGTAGTTCTGTGTCTGGGTTCACTTCTGGGTCTCCTTCGTGTGTGTCTGCTCCCAGGGCTTCCTTCAGGCTGTTCCCGAATGTCGCCAGGGCTTTGTCGATCTTCTCTCTTGTTGTCATGGGTCGTTCCTCTATTGTGTTTAAAAACATCGCACCGCCGTCCCTGGGCTGTATGTCCGGGGCTGGCTGAAACGCCAGGACGTGGTTTGGCACCACCGTACCCTTTATGTGGCCGGTCCCGACGTCGAGTGCTCCGTCGAATCCTGTACTTAATGCCAGCTTGCCCGAATTGTAAAGGGCCGCCACTTTGGGGTCGGTAAAACCTACGCTGCAGGTGGCTCTGGGCTGGCCTGGTCCGGTGATGACTTGGGCGTTCTGAATCATCCCCGCGACTCTTCCCTGGATCCTGGCCAGCTCCTTCTCCATGTCTGCCTCAAGGGCTCTATGGTTTGGGTGCTGTCCGGACTCGGAAAATATCAAGGGGACGCGGTTCCATGCCTGCTCTGTTCCCTGGAAGCTGGAGGCTGGGTAAAATACGCGGGTGTGTCCTGCTACCCCTTCGGGGTACGGGACCCATCGCTCTAGGGCCTGCAATATGACGGTTTTTGCTTCTTGGGTCTGAGCCGCGTTAAAAAATGACGCTGCGATCGGGGTCGTTGTGCCTGTCGGTGGCATGTACTTTCCTTATATATTAAAAACTTGCATAAATACGTTATTACGGGGTCGTGTGGTGCGCTCGCTTGGGGCTGGTTTTTATTCGGTGGTTTTGTAACCGAAGCTAATTATTTTATGGCCTGCAAATTTTATAATCTTAAATGAAAATTCGGTTACATTGGTTACAACGGTTACAAGCCGTTGACCGATGGCGGTTCTTGTTGGGTGGATGTGATATGCCCTAAATACTGTAACCGTTGTTACCGTTGTTACCGTACTTTCATTTAATCTCTATATATATTATGTTTAAACTGAACCTCGGTTACAATGGTTACAACGGTTACAAATTGAAAAAAATGTAAAATGTTTGTTTTTTGGTTTTTCGTGTGGTATCGGCTGTTTTTGCCTATTTTGTAACCGTTGTAACCGTTGTAACCGAAGTTTCACTTAATGTTTGAAAAATTAGGATATGCAAAAAATAATAGGCGGGGTTATTAAACCCCGTTTTGTTTTCTTCTCTCTGTCCGGAGGACTTTCTGCACGGTCCCTGGCGTGATCCCCAGGTCCTCTGCGATGGCGCCGTTGGTTTCCTTTGGTGCTCGGTCCAGTATGTCCTGGCGCTGCTGGGGCGTGAGTCCCAGGCCCTTGGGCATCTGGTCTCACTCCTTGGCGCTCTTGTATATCAGGTTTCCGAGTTCGATTAGCTCCTTGGTTGTGACGTCTGCTCCGCCGTCGCTCTTCCTGTCCTTGATGTCCTGTATCTTCTGGTATATTTCCGCGATCTCCGCTGCGCTGGTGTTCTGCAGGGCGAGGTTTGCAACCTTGAGGGCCTTTACCTTGGCCTGCTTGTACATCAGGGCTGCTCCTGCCAAAAGTCCACAAATTGCGGATACTGCTGCCGCTCCCGCTCCGGTGATGGCGTTGGTTGGTTCTGCTCCTGCGCTTGCCGCTGCTACGGCGATCTGTGCCATTTCGATGGCTACTGTTGGGTCCATTTTGGGTCTCCTTGTAAAGGGCCCCGGCCTGGGTGGCCAGGGCTTTGGGTCACTTTTATTTCTTAGCCTTCGCCTTGCCGGTGATGGTGGCCCATACGTCGTCTGCGTAGGCCTCGTCTGCCGGGGTGATCGGCCTGCCTGAACTGTGGGCCACGCCGTCTTCCGGCTCGGCTATAAATCGGGATGTTGCTTTGTTCTTGGTCTTCATGGTTCGGTCTCCACTATTAAAAATCGTATGTGTGGGTAGTCCCTGTCGAGTGATGGATCGTATGCGTGGACGTTTTCAACTTTGCGCACCTGCACCAGCCTGTAGTTCGTATTTCTTGGCAGTATAACTTCATTTTCACTGTCGTTTATATATAACCCTCGGCTGCCTTTTTTGTGTTTCATTACGAGGACGTCCCTGTATCCGTCCGCGCTGTTACTACCAAAGCCCATACAAGATCTGAAGTTTACGCTGGTGCTGCTGTAATTCTTATATAAATATTCGCCATCCCTCAACAGGGCCGCTGCAGTCTCTGGCCCGCAGCTCCTATATAAAACGGTGTCCGCTGGTAGCTTGCTTCTTGCGATGACCGCGTCTAGGCGGTCCATCTGGTCCGGCCACTGTGTCATGGCCCTCTTTGTGATGTTCTTCCGGATTTCGTTAATGTCTCCACCTGTGGTCTCGGCCCAGTCGAGTGCCATTTGTTCGATTGCCTTGTCCCCGTCCCTTAACCACCAGTTGAACTCCTCGTAATCTGAACCCGTGTAACTTCTGATAGCTGCGTATTCGTCCCGGCTTATTTCCCCGGCAGTGTTGCGCTGGTACGCGGTTTGCCATCCCACGTTCTGGTCCTTGTAGGTGACCGTGGCTTCGTCGTGTGTTATGGTCTGCGGCTTGCTTGGGGCCTTATATGGCAGGGGTTCCTCGAATCCTTCCGGGACCTGCTGTTCCGGAGCTGGTCCTGTCGGGACCTCGTCCGCCACGGGGGCCACGGCGCATTTGCAGTGTGGGTGTACGGGGATCTCCCTGGGTAGGTCGTTTATCTTGTATACCCGGCGATTGAATTGGTCGCAAATCTCGCAAGGCTCGAATGTTAGCCAGAGGACCTTCTTCACGCTCTGCTTCTTGTATCGGTTCAGGCTGCCTGCCACTTGTATCCTGGCGATTTCTGTCCTGGCTACGGTGGCTGCGTGGCTCCTTCGCTGGTTAAAATATTCTTGCAGGTCCCCGGCGATGGTGTTCTTCGGGTACAGGCCGTATTTTCCGGCCTTCTGGTACTGCGTTTTCCCTGTGGCCTTCCCCTGCAGGTAGCCCTGCTGAATAATCGAGGCTATTTTCTCCCGATCTTCCTTGGTCCTGTCTGCCAACCAGGGGACCCACTTCCCCTGGATGTATGTTCCGCCCTTGGCCAGGTCCTTGGCGTAGCTCTTGGCATACTTGGCTGCCTCTTCGTTTATCAGGTCCATGTATTGCTTGATATTCAAGCCCAGGGCCTTGTGTGCCTGCACGTCCCCGACTACATGTGCCGCTGCTGCGTTCCTGGTTAAAACCTCGATCTGCTCTTCCTGGAAGTTCCGGACGAGCTCGTCTATTGCGACCATCTGGCTGGTCGATAGCTCCGCTGCCATGTTTCCCTCAAATCAGGGCCAGGACGCCGTCTGCCAGGCGGTCTATTGCGTCCACAAGCTCGGCCTGTTCCTTGGCCATTATTGCGGCCTGTGTGGCGTTGCTGGTCCCGGTCTTCTTTTTATTGTTCCGGAGCTGGGTATTTTGGGCCGGTAGCTGTGGGTTCTGTCCTGGTGGCTGTTGCTGGGCTTCGGGGGTCTGGGGGGTGTTCTCTTCCTGGGCCGGATCCGTAAAGGCGCCGCCCTGGTTGGGGTCCTCGATCTCGCCGTCTTCTCCTTCCCTGGGGTACTTCTTGTATGCTGGGAGTAGCTTCAGGTCCTCTTCGCCCCTCTCTTCGGCTCCCAGGCGTTCCCTTATTTCGTTAATGTCCAGGGTTCCTGTGCTGTCCCCGACCTCTGCCTGCTTAATCTTCAGCTCCTGGTTGTTCACGACCGGGTCCGGGATGGTGAGGTTTATCCTGTAGCCCTCGTATCCGTTGGCGTCCAGGTATTGCTGCAGGATCTCTTCCCAGGCGCTCTCAATGTCTCGGTGTATCCCTGCAATGTATGTGTATAAAAGCTCTAACTCGGAACCGCCGCCGTTGCTGATTAGGCTTCCTTCCTTCGCGATCATGCTGGTTGGGACCCAATAATCCAGGACCATATCGCTTAATCTGTCTATTGTGTCCAGGCTTACCGTTCCTTCTTTCATTGGAAGGTTGACGACTTCCATGTTGTCCCTCAATACAAAGGCCGTGTCTTTTCCCCAATTGCGGACGACCTTCCTTCCGTACTCGATGTCGTCCTTTGTGGGGTTTACTATCCTCAACATCATAATGGGGGCCCCGATGCGGTTTACTGTCTGCATCTGGCTCTTCCATGCGAAGTCTAGCATGGTTAAAATGCTTGTGAGGGGTAGTATTTCCGGCTCGCCTGCGACCTCTGTGCAGGTCGGGTTCTTGATGGCGTGTATCTCCTGCAGCTCGTTGGTGTCCCCGTCGCTGTTGGTCTGGTAGTAGTGGATCTCCTGGTCTTTGGTCTTGTACACCACGCCCTTCAATATGGCCCCGGCCACGTCGCCGTCGTCGATGTCTGTGGGTGCTGTGTCGAAGCTCTCAGGGGGTAGGCGCCTTATCTTCTCGATGTAATATCGGGCCCCATCCTGCTGCCATACGGTATTAAAAAAGCTCTCCCCGAACCAGAACCGGTCGCTCCAATCAATCTTTATTTTGTCGTATAATCGCACGCCTTTGGCCTTGCACATGTTCTCGATTTCGGTTGTCAGGTCCTCGTCCACGTACCCGTCTTCGTCCTCTACTGCAATTTCCAGGACGTCGCCGAAGAATAGGGCCCGCAGCTTCCTGGTTATACCCGCGCCGTAGTAGTTCTTCATGTATTTCTTCAATTTTTCCGCCGTGATGGTGGGGGTCCGGTAGATTTCTCCCGTGCCGGTGATGAATACATCGCCCGCTTCTTTTCCGGTGACTGGCTTTGCCTCAGTCTCCTTGTTCTTGTTATCTTTTGCCATTGTGGGTCTCCTTTCGTGTGTCGTGTATGCTAAGGTTTTAAATGTCGGCGTGTAATTTTTATAGTATTGTTGTTAATTAAATCATACGACCTGAATCTACGACACGCCGGATAAATGTCTAAATCCAATCGACCCCAAAAGAAAAAACGCTTTCATGACCCCAATTTGACAAGGCCTCCGGGCTCCTATTCTACCTCTGTTGAGTGGGTTCAGGTTTCTCCTATGTTTTGCTAATTTTGTAACTTGCCTTTTTGCCCACAGGCTCCCGTTTCTGGTCCCCGGTGGATATCCTCGCAGCTGCTCTCCTGACTTTGTCCTGGTCCTGGCCACTGGCTGTCCTGGTTGGGTCATTCGGCAGCTGCAATATTGGCCTAGAACGGCAGGTCTTGGTCGTAGTCCCCGTAATCGTCCCAGGGGTCCATGTCTGGGATCTGGGTCTCGCTCTTCAGGGCTTCAATTGGTACGCGCTCGCTTCCTGCCTTGGCTGTATAAATTGCGTATCGTATGGCGTCACAGGCGTGGTCCATGAACTTTACCGGCTCGTCGAGTGTGTTCCCGTCCTTGTCCTCGCGCCACTTGTAGTTCCTGAACTCCTTAATGGTGTTCGGGCTGTCTGAGCTGATGTGCAATATCTGGGCCTTAA